TCTACAAAGAACTCAAGAAGTAGACCACAAAATGATGAGCAGTCTACTTACTTAAAAGAGTCTCAAGTACAAAAGATGTCACCTCAACAATACGAGAAGATGTCTGACGAAATCATGGAAGCTATCCGTAGTGGTAAGTTTATCTATGATGTATCTGGTTCAGCCAGATAAAAAAGTGTTGACAAATAGTTATTTCTAAGTATAACTATAGTCATATTAGTGTAACTGTATAGCGCAATATGGTTACACTACAATACGCAAACAGCCAAGTCTTACGGATTACCTGACGAACATGGCCCGTTGAATAGTAGGGCGGCCACCTTACTAGAATACGCACCCACGTGAACCAGCCTCCTGATTAGTCTTGCGAGTTTGTATCTGTAAAATGCTACAATAGGAGATTTTAAAATGGCATTTACTTCCGCAGCGGGGTATGGCAATCTTCCTAACGGTAATTTTTCACCCGTAATTTACAGCAAACAGGTGCAACTTGCTTTCCGCAAGTCTGCTGTTGCTGAAGCTATCTCAAATTCCGATTACTTCGGTGAGATTGCTAACATGGGTGATTCCGTGAAGATTATCAAGGAACCCGAAATTTCAGTTCAGGCTTACTCACGTGGTACACAAATCACTGCACAAGACTTGGACGATGAAGACTTCAGCCTGACAATTGACAAAGCTAACTACTTTGCATTTAAGGTTGATGACATTGAAGAGGCACACTCACACGTTAACTTCCAGTCTCTGGCAAGTGACCGTGCTGCGTATCGCCTTGCTGACCAGTTTGACCAAGACGTTCTTGGCTACTTGTCAGGTTACACTCAGTCTGCACTTCATGCAAATGCTGACACAGTTAACACTACCGTTAATGGTACTGTTGCTGTTGCAACTGCAGGTTCAGACGAACTTCTTGCTTCAATGAAGCTGGAAGCTGATGACTTTGGCGGTGCAGCCGGTTCATCAATCGGTATTCAGCCACGTGCCGGTGGCGCAACTTCTGCAACTGTTGGTTCAGGTAACGCCAACGCACTGCAGATTGTTGCTCGTATGGCTCGTAAGCTGGACCAGCAGAATGTTGATACACAAGGCCGTTGGCTGGTTATCGACCCTGTATTCAAAGAAATCCTCATGGACGAAGACTCACGTCTGTTCAATGCTGATTTCGGTGGGTCAGGTCTGCAGAATGGCTTGGTGCTGAATAACCTGCATGGTTTCCGTATCTACGTGTCTAACAACCTTCCTGTAATTGGAACTGGTCCATCAACAACTGGTGGTACTAACGCTTCTAACTACGGCGTAATGGTTGGCGGTCACGATTCTGCTGTTGCAACTGCAGAGCAGATTAACAAGACTGAAACCTACCGTGACCCTGACAGCTTTGCTGACATTGTTCGTGGTATGCATCTGTACGGTCGCAAGATTCTTCGTCCTGAAGCACTTGTGAACGCTAAGTACAACTTGGTATAAGGGGAGATTTAGACAATGGCTACTCTTTCACAAACCGTTGCTAAAGGTGTTCGTGTTTACGAAGCCGAAGTAACCCTTCCTACCGCAAGCGGTACAGTAACTGCTGTTAGCATCCCAGCTAACTGCATGGTACTTGCTGCTGGTGCAGTTATCACTGAAGCATGTGCTGGTTCAACTGCTCACGTTGCTGACCTGTCAATCGGGTCTGCAGACATCGTGACTGCAATTAACCTGCAAGCAGGTTCAGTTGGTGACATCGTTACCGAAGCTGCTGTACCACAAGGTACAACTGCTGCCGATACCATTGACGTTGTTTCAACTGTTACTGGTACAGGTACTGCTGGTAAAGTACGTGTCTACGCACTTGTTGTAGATATGTCTGCGCCACGCACGGCTGACGAAGTTGACCGTGATACACTTGCCTAAATAGTTGAGGGGGCAGGGCAACTTGCCCCTTCACTTTTGTTTTGAGGATTTCACATGGCATACGATTATCTTGGACTATCCAACGATGTACTGAATAGAATGAATGAGGTAGAACTAACTGCCGCTACATTCTCTAATGCACGTGGATTTCAAATCCAGTGTAAAAACGCAGTAAACGATGCCGTTAACTATATTAACTCACGTGAGTTTGGTTGGCCTTTTACACACAGCACGGCTACCATTACATTAGTAGCGAACCAAACTCGTTATACACTTCCTGTAAATACACAATCTATAGATTACGAAACATTCCGTATTAGTAAGGATGCTGCACTTGGTGTAGCTGGTACTACGTTACGAGTATTAGATTATAAAGAATATGTTGATAGGGCTATTGACCAAGAAAGCACAACAGGTGTAGGTGCTGTTCCTAGTTATGTATTCCGCACACCAGATAATAACTATGGACTGTACCCTTATCCAGACGCTGCTTACGAATTAAAATTTGATTACTACATCAAACCTGCTGTACTAGTAAATGCTACAGATGTACCTGCTATACCTGAACAGTTTAGGCAAACTATTGTAGACGGTGCTACTGCATACGGATATCAGTATCGTGGTGAGGCACAACAATACGGAATTAACTTTGCCCGTTTTGAAGAGGGCATTAAATATATGCAATCAATTCTTTTGAACAGAACAGACTATGTGAGGTCAACTTATATCCCACACTCGCAAAGGTATGGCATTAACGTAGCTGGATTTTAGGTGGTATAAATGGCAGATGAATCTGGCCTCAGTCCTTTTGTGTTTGCCTGTCAGGGTGGTTTGGTACTAGACCAATCTACTTTTATCATGCAACCGGGCATGGCACTTGAACTAGAAAACTTTGAGCCTGACGTACAAGGTGGTTACAGACGTATTTCTGGTTACACTAAGTGGGCTACTGGTGAAGTGCCGTATACAGCTAGTGCTACCGAACCTGTCTTAATGACAGCTTACTATGAAGGTGATGTTCTAGCTGCACGTGGTGAAAAAGTATTTCGTTCTACCAGTGATAGCACTACCTTAGATGGGGCGGTATTAGCAGGCGACACTACGCTTACAGTACAATCAACTACAGGATTTCCTGCTACTGGTACGCTGTTAATTGGTGCGGAACAGATTACCTATACAGGTAAAACCGCAACAACATTTACTGGTTGTACTCGTGGAGCAAACGGAACTACAGCAGCGGGTTATCCCGATGGAACGGCAGTTCTTGCTTTCTGGACAGAAATTGATACAGGCAGAACAGGTGCTTTAAAATATACTTTCTTTAGATACAACCTTGCTGGCTCTAATTATATTGTATGGGCAGATGGTGCTAACAACGCTACTAAATACGATGGAACTACATTAACAGACTTAACCGCTACTGGCGCACCCGCAGACCCCAAAATTGTTACTGGATTTAAGAATACTCTTTTCTTTGCTGGTATGTCTAGTAATCCAGAAGAAGTAATTTTTACAGCACCGTATACTGACGATGACTTTGCAGTTGCTAATGGTGCAGGCTCTATTGCAGTAGATAGTCCCGTAACTGCTATTGTTCCTTTCCGTGAACAGTTATATATCTTCTGTGAAGAACGTATCTTTAGACTATCTGGTAACTCTGCCGCAGACTACACATTACAACCTGTATCTCGTGAAATTGGATGTCTTAACGGTTTTACTGTTCAGGAATTTGCAGGTGACTTGATTTATCTTGGTCCAGATGGACTGCGTACTGTTGCTGGTACAGACCGTATTGGTGACGTTGAGTTGGGTACAATTAGCCGCCAAATTCAAGAACGCTTTACTGGATTAACTGATGTAGATGAATTTGATAGCTTAGTTATTCCAGACAAAACACAGTATCGTTTATTCTTTTCTAATTCAGATGTAACGAGACAAAATACAAAAGGTATTATCTGTGTTCGTAAAGGTGACACATATGAGTTTGGTGACTTAAAAGGTATTGCACCTAGTTGTACAGACTATAGCGTAGCGCAAGGTCAAAGTTTTATTATACATGGTGGCTTTGATGGTTATGTATATAGGCAAGAACAAGGCATTGATTTTGACGGTAACAATGTAACAGGTAAGTATCGTTCACCTGACTTGACTATGGGTGATGCTGGTATACGTAAAGCGTTTCAACGTGTAATTCTAAACTACGCACCAGAAGCAGCAGTTAATGCAGATTTGTTTGTAAGGTACGACTATGAATCACCTAATGTACCTAGACCTGCTGCATATCCATTTGATACTACAACAGCAGTAGCTATTTATGGTTCGTCTGTATTTGGAGTTGCTACATTTGGTGGTCAGTCAAACCCATTGGTAAGACAGCCGATTGAAGGTTCAGGATTTGCAATAGCATTGCGTGTTAACGACAGGGGTACATCAGCACCCTACTCACTGAAAGGTTTTCAGCTAGAGTTTGAAGCTGCAGCTAGGAGATAAAATATGGCGGGATATACTAGACAATCTACGTTTGCTGATGGTGATATTATCCAAGCAGCAGACTTTAATGATGAGTATAACCAACTTGTAAACGCATTTGATAATACCACAGGCCACTCACATGATGGCACTAGTGGTGAGGGTCCAGTCATTGGCTTGATTGGAGACCCCGGTGTTGCTACGCCTATTAACAAAGTTGTAGTTGATGATACCAATAACCGTGTCGGTGTTTTTGTAGATGCAGGTGGACTAGGTTCATCTGTCGAACAAGTGCGTATACAGGATGGTGCTGTACTTCCAGTAACAACTAACGATATTGATTTAGGTTCTCCTTCACTAGAATATAAAGATGGCTACTTTGCTGGTTCGTTGACCGTTGGCGGTGTATCTGTAGGCGGCGGTGCTTCTATTGGTACAATCCTTGACGAAGATAATATGGTATCAGATGATGATACTGCCCTTGCCACACAGCAATCTATTAAAGCATATGTAGATGCACAGGTAACTGCACAGGACTTAGATGTTGCTGCGGATACAGGCACTGCTGCTGTTGACCTTGACAGCCAGTCTTTTACTGTAACTGGTGGCACAGGCATTGATACATCAGCTACAGGTCAAACTGTAACTATTGACATTGACTCTACAGTAGCTACTTTAACAGACACACAGACACTCACAAATAAAACTATTGATGCAGCTAGTAACACGCTATCTAATATAGATACTACTATGCTTGCTGCAGGTGTACTAGACACTGACCTTACATCTGTATCTCTTACAGATGATACCATCCCATCAGCTAAAGCCACTAAAGATTATATTGATACACAGCTTACTGCAGAAGACCTAGACTTCCAAGGAGATACAGGTGGCGCACAGAGTATTGATTTAGATAGTCAGACTCTTACAATCACTGGCGGTACAGGAATTGATACTACAGGTTCAGCGCAAACTCTTACTATTGATATTGATGCTACTGTAGCAACCCTTACAGGTACACAAACTTTAACTAATAAAACCTTGACAAGTGCTGTGCTTGACGGTACAATAAGTGGAACTTCTATTAAAGATGAAGATACAATGGTATCTGACTCTGATACACACTTAGCTACCCAACAATCAATTAAAGCATATGTAGATGCACAAGTAGGTGGTGCGGGTACACTTAACGATGTTGTTGATGATACAACACCACAGTTAGGTGGTAACTTAGATGTAAATGGACAAAGCATTGTATCTGTATCTGCTGGTAACATTTCCATTACACCTGATACAACCGGCTCTGTAATCATTGATGGTCTTAGCCACCCACAAGCTGACGGTACAACTGGGCAGTTCCTGAAGACAGATGGTGCTGGTCAACTTGCTTTTGCTACTGTAGCACAGGCAACAGGCAATGAACTTGAAAATGTTGTAGAGGATACTACCCCACAGCTAGGCGGTGACTTAGATACTAACGGCAATGATATTTTATTTGCTGATAATGACAAAGCTATCTTTGGTACAGGCAGTGACCTTGAAATATACCATAGTGGTCTGGAAAGTTTTATTAACGATGCTGGTGCAGGTAGTTTGCTTTTGCAAACAGGTGGATCAACAAAAGTACAGATTGTATCAGGTGGCATTATTATAACAGGTGATGTGCAGGCAGATACGGCAACTATTGCCAGTTTGAACTATCCAACATCAGATGGGACTAGTGGACAAGTGCTAACAACAAACGGGTCAGGCACACTGTCGTTCCAGAATGTAACGGAAACTGACCCATCAGCCCTAGCCTTTGCAATTGCATTAGGATAACAAAAAGTACTTGACAAACCTTGTCAGTTATGGTATAATTAGTATACATTCGGAGTAAAATATGGCAAACGCATTTTTATCAGAGACAGATACCGCAGTAGGAACGTCCCCAGCGACTATCCTAACTTGTGGTGCCGCAACCGAAACCACCATCATTGGTCTTAGTATCTCTAACATCGTAACTACACAAATTACTGTAGACGTACAGCTAGATGCTTCTAGTCGTACATCTGGTGCAGAAGATAGTGTGTACCTTGTTAAAGATGCACCGATTCCAGTTGGTGGTTCTTTAGTTGTAGTAGGTGGAGACCAGAAGGTGGTGTTAGAACCGGGCGATACTATTAAAGTAACATCCGATACTGCGTCATCTGCTGACGTTGTTCTCAGCCATCTTGATATTACATAAGGATTAGTTAATGGCATATCTTGGGTTATCACCGGCAGTGCAAACCACAGCAATGGCCTATCAGGACTTGACTGGTGGCACTGGCACGTCTTTTACGCTAGACTATCCTGTAGGTAATGCTGCGGAGATAGAAGTTTTTGTAAACAATGTCCGTCAGGAACCTACCGTTGCCTATACTGTAAGTGGCACTAGCTTGTCGATGACAGGCAGCATCGTTGCTACTGATGACTTCTATGTAAACTTTCAAGGTAAAGCCCTTGTGACATCAACCGGTGGCGGTGGTGGCGGTACATTCAAGGGCGAGAATGGTGAGATTAACGCTGGCGGTGGTGACATTTTCCGTGTGCATCAGCAACAGCTAGACACCGACACGACTATTGATGCAGACGAGAACGCATTGGCTGCTGGGCCATTGACAGTAGCAACAGGGGTAACGCTGACGGTAACAACCGGCGGTAATCTGGTGATAGCATGAGTGAATTACGCACAGACACAATCACAGCAAGTGATGGCACAAGTCCTGTCACTCTGACTAAGCAGAGTGCGGCAAAGGCGTGGGGTCACTTTGAGGGTGATGCGGCGACACCTGTCGTAGAGGACGGACTTAATTTCGCCAGTATCACGGATAGCGGTACAGGCAATTACGAGTGTAATTTTATCTCTGCATTAGCGAACACAACTTACGCCACCACACTTACAACCTCACAGGACAGATTTAGTAAAACGCAAGGAATAACAACTACTGCTGTTGGCATAGATACCAAAGACACATCAGTGACCTTATCTGATTCTGATGATGTGCAGTTTCATTTACACGGAGACCTAGCATAAAATGAGTGAGATAAAAGTAGACACCCTCACCGGCAAGACCTCCGCTGGTGACATCACAGTGACCTCTGAAGGCGGTGCGGCAACGCAAAGTTTGCAGCAGGGGTTGGCGAAGGCTTGGATACATTTTACGGCTGTGTCTTCACATACCATTAGAGGGAGTTTTAATGTCAGCACATTGTTGGACGTTGGTACGGGTGATTCGCAATACAATTTTTCAAACAATATGGCTAATGATGACTATTCTACTAGCACAACATCTTCGCATAATATAGGTGCAAGCGAAGGCTTTATTTCATATCTAACAGATGACCAATCCACAGCTAACACCAATGATATGCGTACTGTAAATGCTTCAAATTCTAGTTACGATGCACAGTCAGTTCATTCAGTGGTTCACGGGAGTCTCGCATAATGGCTGGAAAAATTATAGCAGATACGCTGGAACACAGCACCGCAGGTTCTCTGGATACGTCTTATGTGGTGAATGGTAGTGCGAAGTCTTGGATGAACCTTACTGGCACAGGTACGATAGCAGTAAATGACAGCCTAAATGTAACGTCTTGCACTGATGGTGGAACAGGACGCTATAAACCTCAATACACAAATTCATTTAGTAGCGTAAATTACACACCGCAAGGCATTGATGATAATTACGGCGTAGGTTGGGCAAACGCCTACACAACAGGCGAAGTGCAAAATGTTAGAGGCAACAACAGTTTCAGTGTATTGGATGCTGGTATTTTTTCATTTAGCGCACACGGAGACCTCGCATAATGACAACGACACCATCATTCCAAGGCACACACCTATTTGACCGACTATGCTGGGCTAAAGAAAACCTAGACGGTGTTCAGTCAGACTATCGTGTGGTCTATGAGGACAGCATTGACGAGTGCGCTAAGATACTTGTGCCTGACCCAAACTGGATGGCGTGTGCATTGCAGGGCGGTATCTTGCCACCTGTGTGGGTGTATCACGAACTGGCTAAAGATGAAGCACAACCAGACTTCAAGAAGCATACTCGTGGCTACCTGTTGCATAACACTGAGCCAGTAGATGCCATGACAGAAGAAGAAGCTATCGAATACCTAATTATGAAGGACTGCCCACAGTCTGTATGGCAGACATGGGATGAAGGCAACAAACCTAAGATGGTTATCTGCCGCAAAGAACAGCTTCCAGCATCACGTGAGTGGCGCAATGCTTGGAAGATTACTGAAGAACTAAGCGTCACTGATTTAGCAGCATGAGGAGAAAACAATGGCTGTAACAACATACATCGTAGATAAGGACGGCAATCAGATTGATGCTTCAACTGCAACTGTCCCTGCTGACCGTGCCTTTCGTGGTGCATGGTCATTGAGTGGCAATGTCATTTCAGAAGACATGACTTCTGCTAAAGCAATCTTCAAGGACAAGGTTCGTGAAGTTCGTGGTCCACTGCTAGATGCAGAAGACGTAGTGTACATGAAGGCACTAGAAGCTGACGATGCAACTGCTAAAGCAGCATCTGTAGCTAAGAAAGCTGCACTTCGTGATGCACCTGCAGCGGCTGCTATTGATGCAGCTACTGACATTGCAAGCCTCAAGGCAGCTTGGGATGCAGACACACTTGGTGATAGCCCTTACGCATAAGTTAATGGAGTCCGTGAATGGCACTGTCTAAAATACAAAATAACAGTTATACAGATACTGCTGTTCACGGACAGCGTAACCTCATCATTAACGGTGGGTGTGTCATTGACCAGAGAAACAATGGCGCAGCTATTACAAGTTCTGGATATGTAGTTGATAGATTTCATTATCAAAATGATAGTGACGCAACATTAAGTTTACAACAGAGTTCAACTGTTCCCGATAACTTTGCTAACTCTATCTCAGTTACAGTATCAACGGCTGATGCTAGTGTTGGCACTACACAATACTCAATGATGACCCAACGAATTGAAGGGTACAATATTGCTAATCTTGGATGGGGGACATCTGCTGCCAAAGCCGTTACACTTTCTTTTTATGTGCGGTCTAGCGTAACAGGTACATTTGGTGGTGTCCTAAATAATTCTGACTCATCTCGCAGTTATCCGTTTACATACTCAATATCCTCTGCGGATACTTGGGAAAAAAAGACAATAACTATTGAAGGCGATACAAGCGGAACTTGGAATACTACAAACTCTAGCGGTATTCAGCTACGATGGGCTTTTGGTATGGGTTCAACTTATGTTGGTACTGCTGGTTCTTGGTCGGGCAATTTATACTTTGGCGCAAGCGGTGCAGTAAATTTAATTTCTACGTTGAACGCAACCTTCTACATTACAGGCGTACAGCTTGAAGCAGGAGATGTAGCCACACCGTTTGAACATCGGTCGTTTGGGGATGAGTTGGCTAGGTGTCAGCGGTATTATGAAAAGACTTACCCCTACGCAACCACCCCCGGAACAGCGTCTTCATACAATACTATAACTGCGTTGGGTATAGCTGGTATGGATGAAGAAACTAGCGGTCAGCGATATATAACATATCCTTGGAGGGTTGAAAAACGCACCGCACCAACTCTTACAATATATGACCAAGCTGGCAATAGCGGCAAAGTTACAACCCTAGATAATGCAGGAACCCAGACCCATAATGTTGGCGTTGGCTTGGCTTTTGCTGGGACATATGTAATGGGGGCTGGTCCAGCTAATAGTGCTATTTGGGGGCTTACCTTCTTTTGTGTAGGCGATTCGGAGTTATAGATATGGATGAGATAAACATTACAGCCGCAAAGTACCTTGCCAATAATGGCGAGAATGTAAACATTGAGTTTACAGTGGATGGAGTTACTATGCACACCCCCCTCGACCCAGCCAACCGCCACTACGCAGAAATTATGCGCCAAGTCAAGGCGGGTGAATTAACTATACAGGAAGCTAACTAATGGCATACATAGGTAAATCCCCACAAAACGGTGTACGTAACCGCTACCTCTACCAAGCCTCTGCTGGTCAAACTACCTTCACTGGCAGTGATGCAGATAGCAAGACACTGACCTACACAGATGGCCTGTACGTTGACGTGTATCAGAACGGTGTGCTACTCAAGCCTGTCACTGACTATACC